CGTTACCGCCACACTGACCGTTGCCAACCTCACCGCCAAGATTATCACCTCGTCCACTGCCGCAGCCGTCACTATGACCCTGCCCACCGGCACATTGATGGATGGCGGCTTCAGCGGCCTCTATACCAACATGGCCTTTGAGTGGAGCGTAATCAACACAGGTGCTACGAATGCTGTCACAGTTCAGGGCGGCACTGGCCATACAGTCGTGGGCTCCGGTACTATCGCTGCCAGCAACGCCGGCCGCTTCCTAAGTCGTAGGACAGGCGCAACAACATGGGTAACTTATAGGCTCGCTTCATAAACCTTATGACTACATCCACAAGCTACGTCTATCCCGACTACTGGGCTACTGGCTACGCCGAAAACGACGGATTTTATGGCCTATACGCCGAAGTACAAAATCCCGCCCCCACCGCTGTAATTGAGCTGTTTGAGTTACAGCTATTCACAAACATTCACGGCAGCAACACTACTTATCGCTTCCACCCAGGCGTAAACGCTACAGGTACAAANGGCAACGTCGNCTGGGCCGGTAACACATACCAGGCCATGCCCATCGAAGCGGACGGTTTTGAATACAGCGGCAATGGGCAGCTTCCTCGTCCCAAGATCCGTGTAAGCAACATTTTTGGTACAATCTCAGCCATCATTCTCCTTACTCCCTTGGAGGGTGCGCGTGTCACACGCATCCGCACCATGGCACGCTACTTGGACGCCGTGAATTTCCCCGGCGGTGTAAACCCTTACGGCACTCCCGATACAACTGCCGAATGGCCCCGCGAAGTCTACTTTGTTGATCGCAAAGCTGCCGAAACCCGCGATGTCATCGAGTTTGAACTTGCTGCCGCCTTTGACCTGATTGGCGTAAGGGCGCCTAAGCGGCAGTGCATAAGTAATATCTGCCAGTGGGTGTATAGATCGGCTGAATGCTCCTACACAGGAACAAATTATTTTACCGAAAATGATGTACCTACAACCGTGGGTAATGACGTATGCGGCAAGCGCATAAGTAGCTGCAAAGCTCGGTTTGGAGTAGCAGCACAATTACCCTTCGGCAGTTTTCCGGGTGTGGGCACCTACTTCTCCTGAGATGAGTACAGACATACATACATCTAGAGCAACGTGGCGCACTGCTGCGCTACAGCACGCTAAGGCGGAAGATCCTAAAGAGGCGTGCGGCCTTCTTGTCGTGATCAAAGGGCGCGAAACCTACTGGCCTTGCAAGAACTTAGCGGCGGACCCGGACGAGTTTTTCGCTATCGACCCCTCCGACTACGCCGACGCTGAAGATGCAGGCGAGATCACCGCCATCATCCACAGCCACCCNACCACACCCCCCTGCCCNTCCCAAGCAGATCGCTTGGCCTGCGAAAGAACAGGTCTGCCCTGGTACGTCGTCAACCCCAAGACCGAAACATGGGGCGACTGTAAGCCCGAGGGCTACACCGCTCCACTCGTCGGGCGTCAGTGGGTCTGGGGCATAACCGACTGCTGGACATTGGTACGCGACTACTACAGCGAACAAGGCATCTGCTTACGCGATTGGCAACGCCCTCTGCACGCAGAGGATTTCCGCCTAAATCCAATGTTCGATTCCTGCTGGCGCGACACAGGTTTCCGCAACCTGCGCGACGACGAAGACTTACAACCCGGCGACGCCGTGCTTATGGCGATCAACAGCGCCGGCCTAAACCACGTTGGCGTCTACCTCGGCGATCAGCTTTTGCTCCACCACCTCCAAGGCCGCCTCAGCAGTCGTGACCTCTACGGCGGATGGCTACTAAAATGCACGGGAAGGAGGCTTCGCCATGTTGCGTAAGATCAAACTCTACGGACGCCTGGCGAAGTTCATCGGCAAGCGCGTGCTTGAGGCCGACGTAAGCAGTGCCGCTGAGGCCGTGCGCTTCCTGCTCGCCAACTGGCCAGAGCTGGAACGCCACATGGCGGACCAGCACTACCGCGTCAGTCTCGGCGATTACGACCTCGGCGAAGACGAGTTGCACGACCCCGCTGGTAAGCAGGTCATCAAATTCGTTCCAGTCGTAACCGGAGCTGGCACGGTGGGGCGAATCATTGCGGGCGTTGCTCTGATTGCGTTGTCGTTTGCCGTGGGCGCAGGTGTGTTTGGAGTTGCGCTTGCTAAAAACTTAGGTGCAATAGCGTTTGCACAAGGTATTGGCGCCAGCCTCGTATTAGGCGGCGTTGCGCAGCTACTTACACCTACACCAACACTCCCTACTGGATCCGACTCGCCTAACGACCCACGCAAGAGCTACTCATTTAGCTCAATCCAAAACACAAGTCGCCAAGGCACACCTGTACCTATATGCTATGGCGAAGTGCTTGTTGGCTCAGTCGTAATAAGCGCTGGTATTGATGTCGATCAGGTTGCATCATGACTGAGCTTATTGCCGGTAGTGGCGGTGGAACGAATACCGGCAAAGGTGGAGGCGGCTCCACCACACGCACCCCCACGGAAGAGGCTACTAGCCTATTTTCCACGTCTTACGCAAAAATTGTCGATCTTATAAGCGAAGGCGAGATCCAAGGACTAAAGGATGGAGCGAAATCCATCTACATTAATAACACCCCACTCATAAATCCCGATAATTCGTTCAACTTCAGTGGCGTAACAATTATTGCAAAGACCGGCACGCAAAGCCAATCTTACGTGCCTGGCTTCGATGAGATCGCTAGCGAGACTCCGGTAGGCATCACAGTTCTTCAAGCTACCCCTATAACACGCACAATAACAAACACAGGTATCGACGGCGCTCGCGTAACTATTACCGTACCACAGCTGCAGCGAATCACGGATCAAGGCGACATTGTAGGTTCAGTATTTCGCCTTCAAATCGCTATCCAACGCAATGGTGGCGGTTTCGTTGTAGCTATTGACGACACCATACGGGGGCGCACCGCCAGTTCGTACCAGCGCAACTACCTGCTGCAAGGCCTTACTGGCGGCCCTTTCCCCATCGACATTCGCGTAACACGCATAACAGGTGATTCTTCTGAGCAGGATGTCGGAGGATTTAGCGCTAAAATCACAAACGCATTCATCTGGACTAGCTATAGCGAGATTACGTGGGGCCGTTTAGCTTACCCAAACAGTGCCGTAGTCGCCCTCCGTATCAACGCCGAACAATTCACCTCTATNCCCACGCGCTCTTACCTTATTCGCGGCATTAAAGTTCGTATTCCAGACAACGCCACAGTCGATTCGACCACCGGACGCCTGATTTATAGCGGTATATGGTCTGGCACCTTTGGTGCCGCACAGTGGACAACCGATCCTGCCTGGATCCTATGGGATCTGCTTACCTCGACCCGTTATGGCTTCGGTGATCACATGCTCACCGACCAAGAAAAGCAAAGTTTTACCGGCAATGCCTCCCGTCTTGACAAGTGGGCGTTTTACTCCGCTAGTCAGTATTGCTCGGCTCTTGTACCTAACGGTTTCGGTGGAACGGAGCCCCGCTTCTCCTGTAACGTCAACATCCAAACGGACGAAGACGCTTACAAACTAATCAATAACATGTGCTCGGTATTTCGAGCCATGCCTTACTGGAGCGCTGGCGCTCTAAGCATTTCTCAAGATAAGCCCGTAGACACCTCTTATTTGTTCACCTACGCCAACGTAAGTGAAGAAGGTTTCAGCTACAGCGGCTCCAGTCTTAAGACACGCCCGACTGTCGCCGTGGTTCAGTACATGGACTTGGCGCTGAGAGACAAAGCGTATGAGGTAGTCGAAGACGCGACAGGTATAGCTAAGTACGGCGTAATAAAGACAGAACTCGAAGCGTTTGCTTGCACTTCACGGGGGCAAGCACAGCGTCTTGGCTCATGGTTGCTATACGCCGCAGCCTACGAAACAGAAACCGTGACATTCACCGCGTCGATCGACGCCGGTGTGCTGGTACGCCCAGGCCAAGTAATCGAAATCAGCGATCCCGTGCGCCTAGGAGTGCGCCGAGGTGGTCGCATAATTTCAGCCACAACCACCGTCATTACCGTGGACGACGCTGCCGGTATTACCGCTACCAGTAGCCCAACGCTTTCTGTAATTCTCCCTACAGGTGAAGTGCAGGTACGTCCAGTATCGACAGTTGTAGGTAACGTTATCACCGTAAGCAGCGCCTTTACTACGGCGCCGAATCCCAATACTGTATGGGTATTCGAGACGACCACACTCCAGACAACTACTTGGCGTGTACTCACAGTCCAAGAGCAGGATCAGTGCAGATACGCAATTACTGCACTATCGTACAACAGTTCTAAGTACGCCTATGTAGAACGTGGCGTAGGTCTGCAGACTCGCTCCGTAAGTAACCTTAACGCTATTCCTGCGGCTCCCACGAACCTCAGCATAACCGAGGCACTATATACCTACAGAGATCAAATTAGCTCCAAGATAATCATCTCATGGAAGAGCGTCCCAGGGGTAGACCAATACCTCGTCAAATATCGTAAGGACTCCGCTAACTGGACGACAGTAACGCGCCAACAGCAGGACTACGAAATCCTCGACACGACGCCTGGCTACTTTGAGATTCAGGTCTACAGCCTAAATGCTGGTGGGCAGGCGTCCGTATCTGCGCTCACCGGCAGCATCACTGCCTTGGGTAAGACCGCGCCGCCCAGCAACGTGCCGGCCCTCTACGCCGTACTAGATCCTGACGTAGGCATCACACTCAACTGGGATCCCGTAACAGACCTCGACTTGCAGGGTTACGAAATCTGGCAAGGCCCCGCCTGGAACGTCGGCACTAAGTTGGGCCTGTTCAGCGCAACCAGCAAGAAGCTCGGCTTACTGCCGATGGGAACCACGACATGGTGGATCAAAGCGCTCGACACTTCCGACATCTACTCAGCCGCCGCTGTAAGCACTTCTATCACACTGGTAGCAGCTGCCGCCCCTACCGTCACAGGCAGTTTTACGGCTGAATTGTATAATATAGAGTGGACACGCACAAATGGCAGCCTAAATACAGACTACTACGAAGTTCGATCCGGTGATATATCCAGCACTTGGGATACAGCAACCTTGCTTAGCACGGTCAAGGGCACCACGCTTGACGTAAAGGCCACATGGACCGGCACTCGCCGTTTCTACGTCGCCGCCATTGACCTGATTGGCACTGTAGGTGCATCCGCCTATGTAGATGCTGTAGTAGCCGCCGTACCGGCGCCTACTGTATCTACCGCCTTCTCAGGCAAGACCGCCATCCTCGACTGGAGCGCTGTCGAAGGCACGGTTCCCACAATCGGATACGAAATTCGCAGAGGCCCCACTTACGCAACCGCTTCAATCCTAGGTACGATTCAAGCCACCACCTATAAGACAGAAATTAACTGGAGCGGTGCTCAAACCTTCTGGGTAACGGGTATTAACAGCAACGAAGCACTAGGCTCCCCTGGTTCCGTAGTCGTCACTGTACTTTCCCCACCCGCGGTAACGTTAAGCAATACCTTCTTAGGTGAACAGTACCGCTTGTCTTGGGGCGCGGTTCAAGGTTCCCTAGACACCGCTTACTATCAAGTGCGTCAAGGCAGCGTATTTGCTAGTGCCACAATACTAGCCAGTGTCGATTCGACCACGTATAGCGCAAAAGCAACGTGGGTAGGTGCTCAACGCTTCTGGGTGGTCGCTTATGACACCGTAGGTAACATCGGCG